TCTCTTGTCGTTGCCGTAGAAAATGAACAGCCAGATCTGGACAGCATGACCAAGACACAATTGATGGACTATGCCAAGGAATCTGGCCTAGAGCTTGATGATAAGATGCGCAAGGCTGAAATGATTGTCGCCATTAAGGAGGCGATGGGATGGATGTAGCACAGGTTTTGGAATTAGTAAAAGCCCGGCTGGGGATAACCACGGTGGTCAGGGACGTATACCTGACCGCCATTATCGAAGGGATAATCAAAGAGCTAACAGACGAAAAAGGGTTGGCCCTGGACGGGGCTAACCCCTATCACCTCATGTTCGTTGTGGATTTTGCCACCTGGCGATACCAGTCACGGGATGAATCAGGCGCGATGCCCCGACATCTACAATACCGCCTGCACAACCTAATGATTCATACCGGAGGTGGTGCCAGTGACGTATGATCATGAATTGGTTTTAATTGGTCAGGATTATGTCCAGGATGAAATCGGAAACTGGAAGAAGGTACCTGTTAGAACAACTGTTTTATGTGGGACAAAGTCAGTCACCAGGGGCGAGTTCTATAGCGCGGCGCAAACAGGCTTACGGCCTTCAATCGTGTTTGTGGTGCATAGCTATGAGTACAATGGCGAGGCAGAGGTGGAATTTGAAGGCGAAAAGTACAAAGTCATACGAACATATGCTGCCAGCTTTGAGGAAATGGAGCTGACGTGTGAGAAGGTGATTGCAAATGGCCACAGTCAAGATTGACCAACTCGCCGCCGAGATAGCCAAGGGCCTAGCTGAATATTCTCAGGATGTGGTCGAGAAGGTCAACGTATCGAGCGAGAAAGTCGGAAAAGCCGCAGTTAAGCAGCTCAAGAAAACAAGCCCCAGGCGGCCACCCCCAGTTGGCGGCAACTACGCCAAGTCCTGGGCCATGAAAACCGAGAAAGAGATTGGTCAGCCTCATAGAAGAATTATTCATGCCAAAGCCCCGCACTACCGGCTGGCGCACTTGCTTGAATACGGCCATGCCAAGGTGGGCGGTGGCAGGGTGGAGGGGAGGCCGCATATAGGCCCGGCAGAGGAAGAAGTAATCCGGGAATTTACCCGTGAAGTAGAGGAGGCGATCGAACGTGGATGAGGCGGCATTGTTTACACTGCTCAAAACAACCGGCCTGCCGGTAGCGTATCATCACTTCACGTCGCCGCCGACACCGCCCTATATAGTGTATCTGTTCAGTCATAGTTCCAACTTTGGAGCCGACAACAAGGTGCACAGCCAGGCCGACAACTACCAAGTGGAACTCTATACGACAATAAAAGATCCGGCCAGTGAAAAACTGATTGAGGATTTGTTCGATGCAAACGATATCTACTGGGAGAAAACCGAAACATATATTGAATCAGAGGGCCTCTTTCAGGTCCTCTATGAAATTTAAAGGAGGAAAGAGCTATGTCTAACAAAGTCAAATTTGGGCTTAAAAACGTGCATTATGCAGTTGTCACGGAAACAGGTGGAGTAATAACCTACGATACGCCAAAACCTATCAGGGGAGCCGTCAATCTGACCCTGGATGCCGCTGGCGAGCCTGTAGAATTCTATGCCGATGACGGCATCTATTTTGAGGAAAAAACTAATGATGGCTACACCGGTAGCCTGGAGATGGCGCTCATTCCCGATGATTTCCGGAAAGACGTCTTGGGCGAAATCGAGGACACCAATGGTGCCTTAATCGAAAACAAGGACGCAAAAGCAAAGCATTTTGCGCTTCTGTTCGAGTTTGACGGGGACGCCAAAAAGACCCGGCATGTACTGTATTATGTTCTTGCTTCTCGTCCAAGCATTTCTGGATCTACAAAAACTAACACCAAAGAACCGCAAACTGAAACAATGAACATTACAGCACGACCGGCACCAGATACAGGAGATGTTAAAGCAAAGGTACCGCAGGGTAGCGATGCGTATGATACCTTCTTTGGCGAGGTTTACCTCAAATCGCCGGAGGTATAGGGCATGGAAAAGATATTGACCATCGATGGGCGCCAGGTGCGGTTTAAAAGTACTGGCGCCTTTCTCTTACGCTATAAAGCCCAGTTCGGCAGGGACGCCCTGCAGGATATTCTGAAACTCCAGGGAGCCATAGACAACAAAAACCAGATCAAAAATATTGATGCGCTAGACCTTGAGGTATTTTATAACTTGGTTTGGACTCTTGCCAAGACAGCAGATCCAAACATACCGCCCCCAATGGAGTGGCTTGATGAGTTTTCAGAATTCCCGCTTATGGATATCATCCCAGAAATAATAGATTTAATTTTCAGCAGCCTGGGTGCAACAGTAGAGCCTAAAAAAAAATAGAGGCTGATGATGACACCCCTTTCAAGCTGACTACTGAGATGTTGATGCTTGGTGCGCTTGAGAGGGGTTTAAGTCTGCGTGATTTTGAGGATTTAACACCAGGTATGCTTCTTGACTACATCATCACATACAACAATGAGCGTCTCAATGATGCCGATGGAGATACCCGGGAAACCGTAAGACAGGCTACCCAGGCTGATTTTGACCGTTTTTAACTGCGGGATACTTCCAGCTTTTCTTGCAGTCCTGACATTGCAATTGGTTTTTTGCAAATGGAGATATAACCATGAGCAGCAGACCAATAATAATTCCTGCGATTCCGACAGGCGGAATTATCAGCAGCCAAATACTTATACCTAGTAAGCAAAAACCGAGAACAAAGAAGAAACATCCTCCCCGGGATTCGACCCTATTTGAACCACATCTGGGACAAGGTTCCCAGATTTCTTTTTTGGCCATGTGAAACACCTCCTTAAAAGTAATTATAAACCAGAAGGTGGTGAGTACAATAGCTGGGAAAATCAAGGGTATCACCATCGAGATCGGCGGTGATACGCAGAAATTAAATAAGGCTCTCGAGGACGTAAACAAAAAATCAAGAGATCTCCAAAGCGAGCTCCGCCAAGTTGAGCGCCTCCTAAAACTTGATCCAGGGAACACTGATTTGTTGGCGCAGAAGCAGAAACTTTTGGCTGAAGCCGTTGAAAACAGCCGGGAAAAGCTCAACCGCCTTAAAACTGCCCAGGAGCAGGTCAACGAGCAATTCCGCAAGGGTGAAATTAACGAAGAGCAATACAGAGCCTTCCAACGCGAAGTTGTGAAGGCCGAGCAAGAGCTTAAAAAGTTTGAGAAGCAACTAAGAGAAACCGGGCTTACTGCCGAGAAGGTCGGACAAAAGCTAAAAGATGCCGGGCAAAAGATGACTGACATGGGCAAAAACTTGTCTATGAAAGTCACCGCGCCGATCGTAGCAGCAGGAGCCGCGGCAACAAAGTTGGGCATGGACTTCGAGGCGGCGATGAGCGAGGTTGGCGCCATCTCCGGCGCTACCGGTGAGGACTTGGCCAAGTTGGAAGCACTGGCCAAAGAGATGGGGGCCACCACAAAGTTTAGCGCCAGTGAAGCCGCCGAAGGCTTGAAATATATGGCTATGGCTGGCTGGGATACACAGCAAATGTTAGCCGGCTTGCCAGGGGTGCTAAACCTTGCAGCCGCTTCAGGTGAAAGCCTAGGGACCGTTTCCGATATCGTAACTGATGCCATGACAGCTTTTGGTATGCAGGCCAGCGAAGCCGCGCAATTTGCCGACATCCTTGCGGCGGCCAGCAGTAATGCCAACACTAATGTTGGAATGTTGGGGGAAAGCTTCAAATACGTTGCCCCGGTTTTCGGTTCTTTGGGATATTCAGCAGAAGATGCGGCGCTTGCGTTAGGCCTGATGGCGAACGCAGGTATCAAGGCCAGCCAGGCCGGTACTGCTCTTCGAGGGGCCATCACCCGGATGGTGAAGCCCTCCAAAGATGCGGCAACAGCGATTGATGAATTAGGCTTAAAACTTACTGATGCAGAGGGTAATATGCTTCCGTTTCGGGATGTCATGGACCAGTTGCGCTCCGCCTTCGCCAATTTGACTGCTGAACAACAAGCCCAGTATGCTGCAACTATATTCGGTCAAGAAGCTATGTCCGGGATGCTGGCTATTATCAATGCCAGCGAGGAGGATTACCAGAAACTAGCAACGGCCATCGACAACAGTACCGGTGCCGCTGAACGTATGGCCAAACAAATGCAGGACAATCTGAAAGGTAGGTTGACTGAGCTAAAAAGTGCCTTGGAGGGTGTAGCGCTCCAGTTATACGACAACCTGCAGCCAGCTTTAGAAAAAATTGTTGACGCTCTCAAGAAAGTTGTAGATTGGTTTGCTAATCTATCTCCAGGAACACAACAGGCGATTGTAGCTATAGCAGCGGTAGCAGCGGCCATCGGGCCGCTGCTAATTGTCTTGGGGACTATGGCGGCCAGTACTAGTGCTATCATCGGAGTCCTGCCTCTCTTAGGTACGGCCTTGGCCGCCCTCACCGGCCCTGTCGGCTTAGTTATCGCTGGACTAGCCGCAGTTACTGCTGGTGGGGTGGCCCTGTATAAGCACTTCAAGCAGGAAGCCATTCCTGCCGTCGACCTTTTCGGACAGGAGGTTTCCGAGACAACAAAAGAAGCAGTAGAAAACTTTTTAAATCTGCATGACCAAGCTACTGTCGCTTTGAAACAATTGTCCTGGAGTGGCCAGGAAGTTACTCAAGAGATGGCAGATAGTATAACAAATAACTTCTCTCAAATGGCAGAACAAGTACAAGCAGGCCTTGACAGCCATTATCAAGAATCATTACAAAAAATGCAAGCATTTGTGAATAACAGCGCTTCTCTATCTAAAGAAGAACAAGAACAGATTTTAGCAAATATGCAACAAGGATACGAAAATAGAAAACAAACTATAGAAGAAGGTGAAGCAAGAATTAAAGAAATTTTGCAAACTGCTAGTGAAGAAAAAAGAGCTTTGACAAAGGAAGAGCAAGAAGAAATAAACGCTATTCAACAGGAAATGGTCAATACAGGTATACAAGTGCTTTCCGAAAACGAACTTGAAGCAAAAGTAATAATGGAACGAATGAGACAGCAAGCAGGAGAAATATCAGCAAGGCAAGCAGCAGAGGTAGTACAGAATAGCTTGAAGCAGAAAGAAGAGGCAATAAAAGCAGCGGAAGAACAATGTAATGAAGTAATAAAAGAGATAATTAGGCAGCGTGATGAAGCTGGTACTATAACAGCAGAACAAGCAGATGCATTAATTAAAGAAGCAATCCGGCAAAAAGAAGAAACGATTCTTAACGCAGAAGAAATGCACGATCGCATTATCGAAGAAGCGCAAGCCCAAGCTGGCGAACATATAAAACTGATTGACTGGGAAACCGGTGAAGTTTTGAATAAGTGGCAAGTCTTCAAAAAAGACGTAGGTAAAACATGGGATGATATAAAGAAAAAAAGCGCAGAAACATGGGACGGTATCAAGCAAACCGCCACGGATGTCTGGAATGAAATCAAAGACTTTTTCAAAAAATGGGGCGATGAGTTGATTCTTGTGGCCGTAGGTCCTGCTGGCTGGCTTGTGCTACTAGCCCGAAAAATAGCCGAGAACTGGGATAACATCAAGGCTACTGCAAGTAATGTCTGGAATAATATTAAGACTGCGATTACCGGGCCGATTGAGTCCGCAAAACAGACGGTATTAGGCATCATCGATACAATCAGAAATGCCTTCGCAAATATGCGGATAGAAATTCCCAGGCCGAAGCTCCCGCATGTAAGCGTAAATTGGAAGTCTGTAGGTATAGGTGATACGCGGGTTAATATACCCGATTTTGATTTAAATTGGTACAAGATTGGCGGCATTTTCAAGCAGCCGGCCGTAATTGGTGTCGGTGAAGCAGGTGCTGAGGCGGTCATACCCCTGGATAAACTACCGGGGATGATATCTGACGCTCTGAGAGAAGCCCTGGGCGGTCGGGGGGTACTGGCCAGCGCCGGCGTTGTCGTGCAAAATATGTACGTCAGAAACGACCAAGACATTAAACTGGTAGCCAGGGAACTGTATAACCTGCAACAGACCAATGCCAGAGGGAGGGGATTGAGATGATAGGTTTTACTTTTAACGGGCGCCACTGCTCTAAATTTGGTATTGTTATGCGGTCTAAGAACCGTCAACTCCTCCCTGAGCCTAATGATAGCTATGTACAGGTACCCGGTAGACAAGGGAGTATCCTATTCCCCCGGGAACTAGCAGACCGAAAAATAGAAATCGATTGTGCCTTTGTAGAAAAAAGCTTGCTGGATCTGCGGACCAAAGTGCGGGAAATCGCCGCCTGGCTGTATACAGAAAACAGAGAGATATTGAGCTTTGATGATGAGTCAGAAAAGTATTATCGGGGTAAATTAGCACAGGCGATAGACTTTGAACATCTAGCC